GATCATCTTGCTCACTTTTGACAGCAACAGCAGATAACACAGCTGCTGGACTTCTAGCATATGTATCAGGTGCTGCTGCATCTGTTTATTCTGGCTCACTTGGATTTGCTCGCAACTTAATTGTTAACAGCACTCAATGGGGCAACATCATGGGCTACAACGATAGCGGTCGCCCAATTTACAACGCATCACAACCACAAAACGCAGGTGGAAATGTAGTTCCTACATCACTTCGTGGAAATGTTGCTGGCTTGGATCTTTATGTTTCTCGCTCACTTGATGGCTACACAACTGGAGATCAGTCAATGATCGTTGTAAATCCAGACGCTTTCACATGGTATGAAAGCCCACGCCTAACGCTTCGTTCCGATATCACAGCGACCGGACAGGTTTCTGTGGCTTATTATGGTTATGGCGCACTAGCAGTAAAACTTGCTGGTGGAGGAGTTTGGTTCAACAAGAACTAAATTAGTTTAACTGAGTGCCTAGGGTTGCTCCCGATCCTAGGCATCCATTAAGGGAGTAAGGAGATGACATGCCAACCATAATTACAGCCTCGCAGCTGAGAAGCGTGCTTGGCGTGTCGTCTGCTTTATATGATGATACATATTTGAACCAAATTATTGATACAGCAGAAACAGTTATTCTGCCAATGCTAGTTACATTCAAAAGCCCAATTGAAAAAGTGTCGCTGACTGATAATGTCGCCACTTTCACTACACTAGGAATTCATGAATTCACCGAAGGACAAACAGTCATCATCACAGGATGCGGAAGCCCTTACAACGGAACAAGAGTTGTGTTGGCAGATAATCTTGGACAATATACCTTTTCGCAATCGATCACTAATGCCGACATACTTGAGGCTAATGTCATCCCATCCGGAGTTGCTGCCCTTTCTGGCGGATCAACTTATGTTGGAAATGCAGCTGTTCAATCAGCCGTCTATACAGTTTCAGTCGAAGTTTTCCAAGCCAGACTTGCCGGCGGAGGACAAATCGAAGGAGTAGATTTTACAGCGACACCATTTAGAATGGGTCGATCACTTTTTAATAAATGCGTTGGTTTGCTGGGTTCATATATTGACACCGAAAGCATGGCTCTCTAAATGCCTAACGAAACAATCCTTGAACAAATCCGCACACCTTTAGCAACTGCTTTAGCGGGAGTGGCTGGAAATGTTTATTCGTTCGTTCCAGAAACAGTCATCCCACCAGCTGTGGTGTGTGTTCCAGATTCACCTTATTTGGAATTTGAAACAATTAGCAAAACAAATATTCGGGCTAAAATTAATATGACGATTACAGTTGCGGTTGCCTATAACAGCAATCCTGCATCCCTCGATAACATCGAGCAATTAATCATAAGTGTTCTGGCAGTCATTCCAGTTGGATACATTGTCAGCTCGGTTGAAAGACCGACAGTTACTCAAGTTGGTGCATCAACGCTGCTAATCGCAGATGTTCGAGTATCTACCTACTACACGCAAACAATATAAGGAGAAATCATGGCAACAGTCGTAATTACCGGTCGTGATGTTGGTTTATCTTTCACAGGTGGAACAGATATTCAAGCACAAGCGACAAATGCAGTTCTAACCAAAGTCAATGATCGTCAGGTCTATCAGACAATGGATGGCGAGGCTTACAAGACCACAAACATTTCAGGAACATTCCAATTGGATATGTTGGCAGATTGGGGCAAGGCAAACTCAGTTTGTGAGGCTCTATGGACTGCTGCTGAAAGCGCACCAGATACAGACATCAGCATGACACTTACAGCTGCATCAGGAGCACAATTCGTGTTTCCAGTAAAGCCAGAGTTTCCAACAGCCGGTGGATCAGGTGTTGATGCTCAGACAGTATCATTCACATTCACAGTATCTAAAGGCGCAGTAGTAGAAACCTTTAGTTAAAAACTAGCAACGGGAGCAAAATGAAACTACCAATCACAATTGAATACAGCTCAGGCGAGCAAGCAACTTATATTGCCCAACCGCCTGAGTGGGCGAAATGGGAAAAGCAGACAGGAAATGTCATTGGACAAGCATCCGAGAAGCTGGGTATTTGGGATCTTATGTTTTTGGCTTATCATGCTCATAAGCGTGAAGTTGCCGGAAGCAAGCCAATCAAACCAATGGATATTTGGATGGAAAATGTAGCCGATGTCATTGTCGGTGATGCAAACCCAAAAGCCACGAAGCAGGAAGCCTAAGCAGATTATTGGTTGAGTTGGCAATTGCAACTCATATCCCAATGAGTGAATGGGTTGATGCAGATGACATATTAACAGCGATCGAAGTATTGGAGGCGAGGAATGGCAAATGAAACTATCGCATACAATAAAAACGATCTGCGTGATATTTACAAAGCATTCAAACTTATGGACGACCAAGCAACAGAGGAAGCAAGAAGTCAATCTGCTGCTTTGGCGTATTTTGCATCAGAGGAAATTAAACAGGCAGCTAGGACTAGAACAAAGGCTGGCAAGGTTGCGGAAAGAGTCGCAGACGGCGTTAGCATCTCTAAATCAAGCAAAATCGGTGAGTTCCGTTATGGTTTCGCACGACAGAAATTTTCAGGTGGTGCTACTACGCAAACGCTTTGGGGCGGTATTGAGTTTGGATCAAACAGGTTTAAGCAGTTCCCAGCCTTTTCGGGCAGAAATCCTGGTGGTGGTAGTAGGGGATGGTTTATCTACCCAACCCTTCGCAGAATTCAGCCTGAATTGATTAATAAATGGGAACAGGCTTTTGATCGCATTATTAAGGAATGGGTCTGATGGCAAGAGATACTCGCACACTTAAATTATCCATCCTTGCTGATGTTGATGATCTAAAAAAGAAATTAGGCGAAGCTGACAAAGCCGTTGAAAGTAATTCAAGCAAGATTGCAGATTTTGGAAAAAAGGCTGCTGCTGCATTTGCGGTCGCTGCTGCTGCTGCCGTTGCCTATGGCACTAAATTAGCCATTGATGGGGTCAAGGCTGCGATAGAGGATGAACAAGCACAACTTAGATTAGCGAATGCGTTAAAGAGTGCCACAGGGGCAACTGATGACCAGATAAAGGCTACTGAGGCATACATCCTCAAGACCTCACTTGCAACCGGTGTTGCTGACGATCAACTCAGACCAGCCATGCAGAGATTGGCAGTATCTACAAAATCAACTGAGGAAGCACAAAAGTTATTAAACCTTGCATTAGATATTGCAAAGGGTCGTGGAATTGAATTAGAAACTGTTGCAAACGCTTTGGGTCGTGCTCAAGATGGCAACACCACAGCTCTCGGCAGATTAGGTCTTGGACTATCTAAGGCAGAGTTATCAACCTTATCTTTTACTGAAGTTCAAAACAAACTATCTGAACTTTATGGTGGAGCAGCAGCTACAAATGCAGAAACATTTCAAGGAAAGATTGATCGATTAAAAGTTGGATTTGATGAGGCAAAGGAAAGTCTTGGAGTTGCTTTATTACCAGAGGTTGAGAAGTTTATTGGTTTCTTAAATGAAACTGGTATTCCAGCCCTCAATGCATTTATTGCAGGATTAACTGGCGATGAAGGTTTGACTAATTCTTTAACCGAAAGCCAAAAAGGTGCTGAATCATTTGGTAAAGCGATTTCTGCGGTTGCTGGGATCATTTCAGGATTTATCACATTTGTAAGAGAAGCAATTGGTTTATTAGTTGAGTTTGCAAACCAAGCGATCAGAGTTGTAAATCTAATTAAACCCGGAGCAGATATTGGATATATTCCAAATCCATCAAAGACTGGTTCAATGCTTGGACAAACCCCATCAGTTCCAAATTCCAATTTTACTTATGGCGCAGGAAATCCTGCAATAATAAATAACATTTCAGTTCAATCAATTGATAGTGAAGGTGCTGCAAGAGCCGTAGCAAAGGTATTAAATCTTAGTTCATCAAGATCAGTTCCACAGCTGTATAACAGCGGTATCAGAGGCGATTAATGACAGTCTGGACACCCGACTGGAAACTAACTGTTGATGGCGTAGATTATGAAAACATTACAGTTTCAGATGTAGCACACCAAGCCGGTCGAGATGATATTTACACTCAACCAAATCCATCTTATTTGCAGGTAGAGGTTTTAGCCCTATCTGGTCAAACTTTGCCTTTTGAAATTAACAATGGTTTAACTTTACAAGTTAAAAACAGCGCAGGAACTTTCGTTCCTTTATTTGGTGGCAACATTTCAGATATAACTGTTGAGGTTAGAAATACTGGATCAATTGCAACTGTGGTGAGTTATACCTTATTGTCATTGGGATCATTAGTTAAACTTGCCAAAGAAGTTTATAACGACACTTTATCTCAAGATTATGATGGCGACCAGATATTTACTTTGCTTTCCTATTCTTTGTCAAACACATGGAATGAAGTTGCAGCAGCTTTAACTTGGGCTGATTACACACCAACAACAACTTGGGCAAATGCTGAAAACATTGGGTTGGGTGAAGTAGATCGCCCAGGGTTATATGAAATGGAAGCAAGAGCAAATACGCCTGATACTGTTTATAACATTGCATCAGTTATTGCTAATAGTGGTCTTGGTTATTTGTATGAGGACAATCAAGGAAACATTGGTTATGCTGATGCAGACCACAGACAAACTTATTTGGCAACAAATGGATATACGGAAATTTCAGCCAATGCAGCTTTAGGATCTGGGTTGAGGGCTGCGACGAAAGCAGCGGATATTCGAAACGATATTTATATTAATTATGGCAACAATTTCGGATCTCAAAAAACAGCTACAAGCCTTACTTCTATTGCTCTTTATGGATACAAGTCAGAAACTATCAATTCAACAATTCATGATGCCACAAATGCTCAAGAGGTAGCAGATCGATATATCACCCTTAGAGCCACTCCATATCCTTTATTTGACAGCATAACTTTTCCAATTACAAACCCAGAGTTAGACGATTCCGACCGAGATGCTTTACTTGGGATCTTTGTCGGTCAGCCAATACACATCACAGATTTACCCAGCCAAATCCAAAATGGCAGTTTTGAAGGGTATGTTGAGGGCTGGAAATGGAGCACTCGATTTAACGAATTATTCCTGACAATAAATCTATCACCAGTCAATTTTAGTCAGGTTGCAATGAGGTGGAATACTGTGCCTGTTGGGGAGGCTTGGAACACGATATCCGCTACAATAGACTGGGCAAATGCAGATATAATCGCATAAAGGAGAAAAATGGCAAATACTACTTCGTTTGGATGGGAAACCCCCGACAATACAGATTTGGTTAAAGATGGGGCTTTGGCTATCCGCACACTTGGTGAAGCCATTGATACATCATTTAAGGGCGTAGCAATTAACGCTCAAACAGTTGCATCTTATACAGCTGTATTGGCTGATGGATTGAATAAAATTATAACTATGGATTATGCAACGGCAAATGATTTCAAAATTCCAACTGATGCTTCAGTTGCATTTCCAACTGGCACAGTATTAAATCTTTATTGTAAAGGTGCAGGAACTACAACAATTTCTGCTGTAACTTCAGGAACAACAACTATTGCATCCGCTGGTGCGACAGCAACCGCACCAACTCTTGCAACTAAAAAAGCAGCAAGTTGTATAAAAATTGCAGCAAACTCTTGGATAGTGGTCGGCGCAATTGCCTAGTTTAATTTTAGGAATGCTCACTGGCACAGGTGTTGCACCAACAGTTAATTTAACTGCATTAATAGTTGCGGCTGGTGCGGGTGGAGGATTTGACGAATCTGGTGGCGGGGGTGCGGGTGGATTATTAGAAGGAACAATTTCTAGTCTTGCATTGAATACTGATTTTGCATTAAGTATTGGTGCAGGTGGTGCTGGCGGAAGTGCCGGAGTGCGTAATGGATCAAATGGAAATAACACAACAGGATTTTCCGCAACTGCAATTGGCGGTGGTGGAGGAGCAGGAAATGGATCTGGAACTGGCGGACAAAATGGTGGATCGGGCGGAGGAGCAGGAACTGTTCCGGCAGGTCGCACAGCTGGATCTGCCACTCAAGGAAACTCTGGTGGATTAACTGGTTATGGTTTTGCTGGTGGCATAGCAACAACAACTGAAAGATCAGGTGGTGGTGGAGGCGGTGCAGGAAGTGTTGGAACTGCGGGAACTTCATCATCTGGAAATGTTGGTATAGGTGGCTCTGGCAGAACCAATTCAATAAGTGGAGCATCTATTATTTATGCAGGGGGTGGCGGTGGAACATCTGGAAATTCAACAACTATAACTACCGGTGGAACTGGTGGCGGTGGAAACGGAGCATCTAGTAATACAGCTGCGACTGCTGGTCAGGCAAATCGTGGATCTGGCGGTGGTGCGGGTTGTGCGTTTGGAACTCAAGAAGGCGCAAATGGCGGGTCAGGAGTTATTATTTTGAAATATTCAGATGCATTTACAATTACAATTGGTGCTGGTTTAACTGGTTCAACTTCAACAAGTGGCTCTGATAAAATTACTACAATCACAGCCGGCGCAGGAAATGTGAGTTGGGCATAATGGCACATTACGCATTTTTAGATGATAACAATGTTGTTGTCGAAGTAATAGTTGGCATTCATGAAACCGAGTTAATAGAAGGTTTAGATACTGAAACTTGGTATGGAAATTTTAAAGGTAAAGTTTGCAAAAGAACTTCATATAACAATAATTATAGGTTTAATTATGCAGGAATCGGGTATATTTATGATGCAGTTTTAGATGCCTTTTATGCGCCTCAATGTCATAATGAGGCAATTCTAAATGTTGATTGCAAATGGGATTGTGATAATGCAGAACATGAAGCCTTTTCTATCTAAAGCAGCTGTTCAATTAAGGGAACAAATTGATGACTGCTTTCCTGATAGATCTAGAAAATCAGATGGTTGGATTGCTTCAGCACAACATCAAATGAGATCTAAAGTGTCGGATCATAACGCTCTGCCATCGGGCGAAGTTTGTGCCGTTGACATAACAGCTGATCTAGGTCAAGCCGAAGGCATCTCTGCCTACCTTGCCGATCAAATCCGAATTGCTGGCAAAACAGATAAGCGGATCAAATATGTTATTCACAATCATCATATTGCCAGCAAACTATTAAATTGGCGTTGGCGTAGATACAAAGGCATCAATCCTCATACTAAGCATATTCATATTTCATTCCACCCAAAACAATCAGGAGAGTTCTTTAACATCCCACTACTAGGAGGCAACGCATGAAACTATCAAACAAACACAAAGCCGCAATCAAGTCATATTTGAGAGCTGTGGCTGCTTCCGGCATTACTGTCCTTTTGGCAATTGTGGCTGACATTCGACCAGAGTTTGCAATCTTGGCTGGTGCGTTAGTTGCACCTATTGTAAAAGCATTAGATCCAAAGTCCGGTAAAGAAGCTGATTATGGAATCAATGCGAAATGACAGCCAACGAATGGGTTGGTATCGCCGTTGGCGTATCCGCCATATCAACAAGTTTGTTAGTGGGTCTGCGCTGGGTTATTAAATCTTATTTGAATGAGTTAAAACCAAACGGGGGGTCATCAATCAAAGATCAAATCAATCGACTTGAACAGCGTGTCGATGATCTGTTTGTTTTAATCTCTAAGCGATAATTTTATTTATGGCGAACACTCGAAAACCTATCAAACGCAAAAAGATCAATCGTCGTGTCGTTCGCCAATCTCCTGAACCATTAACAAAGATAGATCAGCATTACACCGCATTGCATGAATGTTATAAAGCAGCTCGTAAAGCAGGATTTACACCAGAACACGCATTTTGGTTAATGACCGAGCATAAGACTTTCCCTGATTGGATCGTAGGCGACGGCGGGATTATTCCTTCCATAGATCCAACTGATGATGAGGATAACGATTAAAGCCAATCGTAGGTATTTGATAACACCAGATTTGCAAATTCCACTACATCACCCACAAGCTGTAAAGAACCTCATTCGCATGAGCAAGCATGAGAAGTTTGATTATGTATTAAATGTTGGTGATGAGCTGGATATGACTTCGCAGAGCCGTTGGGTAAAACATACAAAACTAGAATTTGCTGAAACTCTTGATGAGGAAAGAACCATTGCTCAAAACATTCTTTACGATTTAGGCACAACAGATATCATAAGATCAAACCATACGGATCGATTATTTACGACCTTGCTTAAAGGTGCTCCATCATTGCTTGGATTACCTGAATTAGTTTATGAAAAATTTATGAACTATTCGGATCTTGGCATTCGTTTCCATAAGAGGGCTTATGAATTTGAAAAGGGCTGGTATCTCGCTCATGGCGATGAAGGGGTTATGTCCAAGCACGCTGGTATAACTGCCCTTAATCTGGCTAAAAAGTGGGGTAATAGCGTAGTTTGTGGGCATACCCATAGGCAGGGTGCTACTCGACACCAAACTGGCTTAAACGGGCGTTATTCAACGATTTGGGGCATTGAAGCAGGACATCTTATGGACATGAAAAACAAAGCCTCTTATCTAAAATATGCATCAGCCGATTGGAATATGGGATTTGTCGTGCTTAGTTTTGGCAAGAAAGGCATGAGCGTAGAAGTTGTGCCGGTCAATCATGATGGTTCATTCAGCTACAATAAGCGTTCTTATGGGTCGTGAAACAGAATATATCGAACGCACGATTGATACTCATATCGATGAATTTGAGGATCTTGGCGTTATCTAATCGTTATAAAACACGCCGAAAGTAATTAACCGCCTGTCCTTGATCTAGGTCATACTTTATGCATCCACAAGAGCTGTGGAAATGTAAGGGAGCAACATGACCGCAAAAGATGACATGCTACAACTGGCTTGGATATTTATGGGCTTGGGTATAGGCGCATGGATTATTCACGAAATCAAAGACACCGCATTCCAAAATGGATATTGGAAAGGTCGGGCGCATGGCTGGGATTCGCACCGCCGATTGATGAACACCAAAACAAAGTCTGATGAAGTATTTGACTATGACAAAAACTGAGCAATTACTCGATGATGTCATTACTACGATCCAGCAGCGTGGAAGTGTCTATGGACATCCATACTATAACCACAAACGAATTGCAGGTCTTTGGTCTGCATATCTCGATTTCCCAATCACACCACACCAAGCTGCATTGTGCATGGCACTTGTCAAGGTTTCTCGGCTTAGTGAAACCTCAGATCATTACGACAGTATCAAAGACTTCATTGCCTATGGGGCTGTATATAACACAGTCCTTGAAGCGGTCAAGGATGACCAATTTGAGTGGGGAGATAAGTAATGGCATTTAATCTTGAGGATTATGAGGATGTGGCAACTTTGAACAAATGGTTTATTGCCAATTATCCAATGGGTCGATCTGATATATCAGTTATTAGCCATGATCCTGAAAAGGGTTATATCTTGGTGCAAGCAACTTTGTGGCGAGATGCAGCTGATCCAGCACCGGCAGTTAGCAACATTGCATTTGGATCAAGGGAAACATATATGGCTAATATGAAAAAATGGTATGTCGAGGATACAGCTAGCAGCAGTTTAGGAAGGGCAATAATAATTCTTAAAGGCTCAAATAAGACTGCTACGAAAGACAGCATGGAAACTGTCAAGGCAGATCAATCCTTTAAGGAGAAGTTGGAAAGTCGCCAAAACATGTATGGCAAGGCAGGATCTAAGTCAGCACAAATTGAAACAATCCTAAGGGATAGTTTTGAAGCTGATAAACCTAAAGATCCGGTCGCTTGGTCTGTTGGAGATGTTGTTGCTGAGATAGGTGCATCGATACCGAATGAGCCACCGGCGTGCCAACATGGGCATATTCTGAAAGAAGGAATCTCTAAAGGAGGCAAGCCATATTATGGTTATGTTTGTAAAGCAAAAGAATGCCCACCTTCTTGGGCAAAACTTACAGCTAATGGAAAATGGTATTTTGAAGGAGGTGAATAAATGGGTGAATTACAAATCATTGACGGCTCTGGTCTAACTGCAACTTTTACAGATGATGGAGTTAAGGTAGAGCCATCAACAATTAAATGCGACACTTGCAATGATGACAGATTACTTCATGAGGGCGATCTGCTTCGATGCTATGTGTGCCACACAATCAACAGAATTCCTTATCCGGTAAATAGGAATTTGAATGCCTAATTACGAATACGAATGTGATGGCGAGGGGTTGAGTATTGTATTGGATCTTTCAATGGAGCACGAAATCCCTTGTTGTCAAGTATGTGGGGCTAAGTTAAGGCGTGTCTATTCAGCAGTTCCAGCAATCTTTAAGGGTGATGGTTGGGCTGGTAAGAAATGAAATGGACTGATGCAGCGGATCAATTGATCTCACAAAGACATTTAACTGCTAAAGAGTTAGCCGATAGGCTTGGTATAACTCCGCACGCTGTTTATCAAAGGCGATCAAAGTTAGGCATTAAATTCTGGCCTAATGCAAAACAAGCAAGTTATCCAAAATCAAGGTGGCCAAGATCTTACAAAATGACTAGGCGTTGGGTGTTGGAAAGGGATCGTTGGAGTTGCGTTTATTGCGGTGAAGCCGCTAATCAAGTGGATCATGTAATTCCAAAAAACAATGGGGGCTCTGACTTGCCATCTAACTTAGTCGCTGCCTGTGCTCGATGCAATAACTTAAAAGGCACTAGCTGTGGAGATTGTCCTAAATGGAGGATCAATGCCAACCTTTAGATGCAACTTTTGCTCAGCCAAGAGTGAGTTTGTATGGCTTAATGAGTTTCAAACGCACGAAGGTTTTAGAGTATTTCAATGCCTTAAATGCTGTGCTGTGGGAACTAAGAACCTAGCAGAACAGACTGACACACAAGAACCGGTGCAGCGATGCACTAAGTGTGGTTCATGGATGTTCGTAGATCAGGAGTGCCATACATGTGCGCTAATCATGACGAAATGACACACAACATCAATTGGGCTTATCAAAACAAGCTGCGTGAGCAATGGCTACTTGATAACCCAAATGCACAATACATAGGTTGGATGTCGATATGAAACTTACGCTGACACGCCGTCAGATTTGGTGGTATGTGATACCCTTAAACGCAAATTCGCTTTCAGAGCGAAAGGGCGATCTGCGAAGCAGAAAGATCGCAAGGTTTGGTTTGGTGATACCTCTGTTCATAGCCTTAAACATAGGCTTATTAAAAGATTATTCCGTTGCTTCATTAGATAAAACAAATCATTACAGACAATGGGCTTTTATGCAGCTTAACAACCTAGATCAATTTTATTGTTTAGATGAATTGAATTACAAAGAATCTAGATGGAATCCAAAGGCTAAGAATGGTAGTCATTATGGTATTCCACAGGGTAGGTCTAAATGGTTGGCTACTGTTGATGGATACAAACAGATTGATTGGCAATTAAAATACATTAAGAAGCGATACGATAATCCTTGCAATGCATTACAACATCATAAGATTAAGGGATG